AATATGTCAACACACGGGATAGACAACTTAAACTCTGGATAATCTAACCATTCTCCTCTATTAGATTTTGCAATAACAGAACCTGCATATTGTGCAATTGTTGCTGTAAAATCATTAGAAGACAAATACGACAACTCATTTCTGTTTTCAAGTATGAATTCAGTTATTTGAGAGTCAAATGCAAGATTATTATATCCAAAATGCCAATCTTTATGTTCAATGTTTTCATCTAAAAAATCAAGAAACTCAGGCAGGTCATTTCTATCTCTGTTTACAACAAAGATCCGGGTTTCACCAGAAGAATATCCAGTAAACACAGCTACAAAACAATTTACAATTGTTTCGTAATCCATTATCCAAAATTTCTTATTACGTGACATCATTGACATTTTAATTGTTAGGATTATTCTTCAGTTAGAACTTCATCAAGAATTTTCATTGCAGAATGATCACTGTTAATTGCAAAATGATTTACAAAAACTCTAATATCATCAATGTTATCAAGATAGTATTCGTAATATGTGTCCATTACAATACGTTCTTCCACATAATCATGTCCAGCAGCAGTTGTGTGTAACGGTTTACCTGTTACATTTAGCTTTGGAAACATGTGTGGTTTCTCTTTAAATTCTTTACTGATAACAGCAAGAACCTTTGTACTTGGATCAAAGATTACTTCGTTATAAGGACATTCTTCTGTTGCTGGTAACATTCTAAAAGTTCTTCTACCGTACCAGTCAGTAGAATATATAAGCATACTTTGTGCTGTCATTATTTATTGGTTTATATTATACGTGGAGATTTCAGGATGAGGTGTAGTATACACTTCTTTTACCTGGTCGTATTTTTCACAAAGTTCGCCAACTTTTTTAAGAATATCAACATCAATTAATAAAATTTCTGCATATTTCTTAAAATATTTTTCTGGATACACGTAAGACTCCATAAATACCCACTCTGGAGTATGAACTCCATAATAGTTACTTAGCATCTTTTTTGCATCAGAAGAAAATCGTGAGTATTGACCATTGCAAAATGCATCGAAGTCCTCTGCTTTAGAGTTCAAATCAAATACATATGCAATTGTGTTCTCGTCAATTGGAACACAGTGATCAAGCATACTATGTGCAATTAAATAATTCATCTCAAAATGTTTCCATTCCGGAGTGTCTTGTCTTTTAAAAACACATATTAGTTTTCTTGATGTAAAGTCACAAACGTCTTCCCATTCTATATAAGTTTGGGAAGGTTTGTGGGTTTTGTGTTTCTTTAATCCTAATAAAGGATACAAGAAGTTGTAAGATTTCTGAAAATATTTTCTATAAATATCAGTTATCATAACACAATTTCATCATTTATTAAAAATTCATATGGTAGATCAAAGTTCTTGTTATCAAAATGATAATGAGCTTGATCCAATAATGCTTGGGTTTTCTTTACCCATTCTTTTAAAGTTTCATTTGAAACTCTAATTGGTGCAATCTGCAGATAGTTATCAACTACAATGAATCTAAATTCAAATTTGTAGTCTGAATACTCTGGTTTGAACAAATACACATTACATATCAACATGTAATACATAGCTGCTTGCATCCAATATTTATAGTATTCAATTGACTCTGGAAAAGAAGATATGTCTTTACTTGATTTCTTTAAATCATTAACACGTATTACTTTGTTAGTATGATCAATTACCAAGTTGTCAATGAATCCTCTTAATCCAAACAATGGATACTTATCATCAAATGCAGCAAGTTCAATTTCATTTTGCAACTTAATGTCTTGTCCAAAATCAGGTCTATAACCCATAATAGACATTACATTGTCTTTGGATTTAATCTCTTCAACAATTGCATTGCATTGAGCAAATGTATCAGGATCCACAAGTATTTTACCTTCACCATTTTTTAAGTGGTCCCAGTAAGCAACATGTCGTTCTGTGATAATTTTTTCAACACGTTGAGCATCAGTCTTCAAAGTCTGATACAAATTCATGTCTTTCAGAATATCCAGTATTGCATGTTCGAAATGTTCCAGATTTTCTCTTGGATCACCTGCAGCATTAAGTTCTTTGTAATGTACAAACAATCTATCCAATAATGTTTTTGGATTATCGCTTGGTACATCAGCAATACTTAATGCAAATTCTTTGTCAAAATCATCCGGTTTTAAGAATAGACAGTGAATTAACTTCCCTTCTATTGCAAATTTGTCAGTTGCGTCATCGCGTTGTCCCAAGATATAATGTAAATAAAACAATCTTGGACTGTATAATAACTTATTCAAACCAGAATAAGACATCATAAAATTTTTGTCAAAGAACTCTTCTTCTTTTTGTAGACGATCTGCTACTGTGGGCATCAAATTTTGTACTTTCATTATTTACAATTTTGCATATCTCTTGCAAAGTATCTGCCTAATATATTACCATTATAACTATTTGATGATAAGACGTCAAGTTTTACTTGATAACTTAATTCGCAATAGTTCAGGTATTTTTTAGTACAACACAATTCAAGAATCTCGCGTTTATAACTATGTGCTCCATTTCTTAGCACTTCTTCAGATAGTTCTTTACAACTACCAAAATATGACAACCAGTTTGATTCTTTTACAACTGTTTTAGTACGCTTTCTTGTACCAGTAGTTGCTTTTTCTTTTTTACTGATTGCAGTCTTTCTTGATGCGAATAGACTTTTTTTGCCAATGTAGAATTTACCAGTTCCAATGTGTGTAATTTTGTAAACAAAACCTATAACATGCTCATTGTTAGGTATATCCTCTAATTTAGTAATTACTTTGTTATTACTTTCAGTTAAGATCCAATTGCTCATAATGTTGATTTTTTACAAATCTACATTTAATTCTTTATATTTTGCAACTGCTCTGTCTAAAACTGGTATAAAAGTGTATGCTGCTTTTTTGATACCGTGAACTTTGACAATGTCACTAAAGTCTTTTTCAAGCGGTATATAACAAAACGGTAAATTATAAGTTTCCAAATAATATTTCATACTCGCAATACCTGCAGCATCACTATCCATATAAGTAACAACAGCTTCGTAATTACTTTTCATGGATTCAATTAGTTCTGAAGACAATTTTGTATTCTCACTATCTGGTGCTATAACGTCAACGTCAAGACCTGGGATACTTCTAATTGCCATGCAATCTTTTAGAGAAGATGTGATAACTAAAAACCTGGCTCCTTCTAACTGATCTATACCTTGAGTATAGTCCATTAACTTTAAAAATTTCTTGGCTCCATTTTTTGGTTGGTAAATTTTGTACATCTCGTTGTACTTTGTAGTGTACAAATAAGTATACTTTTTTTGTACATGGAACTCTTCATCGGTGATTATATCACCAACTTGCTTTGCCATAGTGTAACTACGTAATGGAATTACATTGTACTCATTTAACAATTTACTACCAATATTAAACTGTAACCAGAAATCTGCATCATCTTTGGTCCAACTTCTGATAAAATATTCAGAGACAATCCATTTGGTTTCTACAAATTCTTTCTTTGGAGTTGTTTTACCTGTCTTCAAAAATGACTGGTAATCTTCCAAGATTTTATAGACTGCAGTGCCATAATCTACATTCCACAATTTTGCCATTAAGTCAACTGCATTACCAGATTTACCTGTTGAAAAACATTTATACCGGTATTTACCAATTGCTTTTACATAATACAGATACATTGATGGATCTCTATCATGTGGATTAAATAAACTATTCATTCGTACATTTTGACCTGATAACTTTTCAGCAAGATCCAAATAGTTTTCAAATATCCAATCCGATGGTACATCATCTATTGATGCGACAAAATTATTTAAACTAAACATAATCAGTATTTTACATTAAAATGAAAAGGGTAGACATTACATCTACCCTCATCTTAAAAATAAAACATTTTAATTATGGTAGTTGCAAATCATTTACGTTGTCTTCAAAGATTGGAGCACTTGCAGCTGGTGCGTCATTGAAAATATCTTGAGCTGCAGGAGCTGCAGAAAATTCACTTACTGTTTCAGAAGTGTCTTCGGCAACCTTTTTCTCATAGATATGAACAGCTTCGTTAAATGGTAAGAAGTTTGGATCTTCTGCAGTTAACGCGTAAGCATATTTACCCTCGGTTCTTTTTGGTAAAAATAAAGAATAGTTTGCATAGTCTGAACCATCTTTGTAATATTTTTGTCCACCAATTGTAAAATGCAACCAGAAGTCAGGTTTACAAATAAAGTTTTTGATTGCAACAACCAAGTCTTCAATTGTATCACACTGAATATTAAGAGATTGGAACTTTTCTAACAATCCAAGTTGTTTTAAGAAACTACCTAAGAAATTTTGAATAGACTCGTCTCTTCCAATAGTTTTACCTTTGTAAACCCAGTCTTTAAATCCAAATTGACCACTTCTAACAGAAGCAATCTGTCCTTTATAGTTTCCTTTAGAAGGATCTAATCTGTTAATTTGAATACCTTCGAATCCATCACCAATTTCTGGACCTTCCAATACAAAAATCAAATTATATTGTTCTCTGTCATACGGAGGTCTTTCTAATTTCAAATCTAAGATTCTGCATTTATGCGTACCTGGTAATAAAATTTTAGATACATAGTTTCCTTCTGATGGATTGTAATCGTTTAAGCTAAATGTTCCCATTTTTTCTAATTTTTAATTTTTAATAATAATTTTTAATTAATCAATAAATACTTCATCCCAGTGTGTTACAATAGTACCATCTTCAAGAGTTTCAGAGATAACAATCTCTTTATTTCTTAAATGTTCTGGTCTTGCACCACATGAAATATCATCTTGTGTTTTAAAACTCAAGATATTTTTGTCTCCTTTACGCACCAAGTATCCAATTGCGTCTGATTTAGATGTTGTAATGTCTTTCAGTTTACCTGTTAGATTAAGATCCAACGAACTAAAATCATTACCATTTTTAGACAATAATGTGTCTTTTACGTGACCACAAAAAATAACATTAGGTGCAAGATTTTTGATTCTTGACGTAATATCATTAAATGCTTGACGTAACCATGGATAACCTGCACCATTTGCAAGATTCAATATGTTACCGTACTTTGCTTTACCGGTTGTTTTCCAATTAGCACCCATTGGTGATAACGAATACAAATGTTCTGCGTATGGTATACACATGTCTTCTAATGCAGTAATAGTGTCTAAAGCGATATACTTGTATGGCTTACCTGCTTTAATAATTGCAGCCTCAATGTCCATAAGTTCTTTGATGTTATTTGCTTTGATTTTCATTGCATCAACATAGTCGGAACCACTTTCTAAATCTATAAGTAAACAATTAGGTAGTTGTGACAACAATGTTGTTTTACCTGTTTTTGGTTTACTAAATATGATTAAGTTTTTTGGACTCTTTACTACTGATTTAATTGTAGCAGTTGGTAATTCTATACCTTTTACTTCTGTTGCCATTGTTTACCGTCTTTTATTAAATTGTTTAACCACTTTTTGTTTGACATTGGAACATTCTGCACAATACAGTAAATGTCTCTAATTGTCATTTGAGCATAATGATTATCATCTTTTTCGAGATAGTTGTCATCAAACATCTCATTATCAATTTCACCATACTTAGGAAGCGTAAGTTCTGGTTCGTCTGATGTTTTTGTCTGAGGTTCTGGTACACTGAACTTTATGTTTGTTCTATTTACCACTTCGCAAGAAGATAATTTAAAAGCATAAGACGGAGTCGGAAGCATTGTACCATCTTTCTTTTTTGTTATCTCTCTATAATCTGCTGGGTTTTCTCTCCAGTCAGGATTATTTTTAAATCTGTAAAGCACACGTTCTCCATCATGATAAGGTTTATCAAACCAATCGAAGAGTTCTATGAATACATCTTGGTTTTTGGAAATTTGTTCAGCATAAAATCTAATAGTTTCTACTGGCAATACTCCAAATTCGTTACCGTTGTAACACAATTTTGCAAAAAACAAAGGGTTTTCAATACCCATTTCTTCAAACAAAGGTTCCCAAAAAGGTCTAAACTCTTCAGTG